TGCCATTGACTTTAAAGCCGCTGTCTGCCTCAATCTCCCCATCTCTTTCAATTTGAATGATAACACCGTAAGCGCTTCCGCCACTTGTGTTCCAACGCACAAAGTCACCTACATTCAATTCATTAGGTTCTGCACGCTCTTCTTCTTTATAGCCAGCCTCCTCCATCTCACTCTTTCCGAATGTGATGACAATTTCCTCATCAGTCTCAACAACTGACTTTATATGTCTCTTATCGTCTTTCATCTTTTCAACTGTTTTTTTAGCCCAGCTTAGCATTGCATCACCACCCCAGGCTGCATACATAATAGAACCGCAAATATCTTTGCCGTCGCTATCAGTGAACTTGCCTTGGTCATAGGTTTTTGACCGAGATAAAAAAGAATAAGTACGAACTACTGTATCCTTACTTATCGTTTCACGACCAGCTAACTGGTTTGCTCTTGCCCAACCTACAGGCGTACCACACTTTGTGCCATTCTTTTCTTTATGGTCAAGTGCACGCTGTGCGGCCTTACTAGCTGCTTTTGGATAATCGTTATACGGCATCCTCAGTAGTGTTACCGGTTCCAACTTCAACCATATTTAAAGGCTGTAAATAAACATTCCCTCCGTCAATCGGGTCAAGGCTTTCGTGTTTGCGTATATCATTAACGCTCAGCCAGCCCCATTGTCTTGCTGTTGCATAAGAGCTGTAGCGGCTTGATATGTCGCCTCTAAGAAGCCCGTCCATGTTCATGCGTATAAAGTAATCCTCTTGACCAGGGAAGAGCTTACGGTTGAATTCTGCTTCCCAGCGTTTCACCCAAGGTAGGATAGTGTTTCTTTGAAACTGAATTCCTTGTTCTTCAATGTTTGCTCTTGTGCTTGAGTTTTCTAATGATCCAAGATAAGCCAATGGGATACGGAAAAACCTTGCAATGTCTTCTACTCCAAATTTGCGCGTTTCTAAGAACTGCGATTCTTGTGGCGAGATGCTGACCTTGGTGAGATTCATTCCTTCTTCCAATATTGCGGTTTTATGTGAATTGTCCATTCCGGAATAACGGCGTTGCCAGGATGCCATTAAACGCTTATAAGCCTCATCTGACAATTTCCCGGGATGTGTAAGCACTGCACTTACGTTTGCACCGTTGCCAAAGAATGAACCACCGAACTGGTCAGCAGCTAAGCCAAGACCTATGCTTTCTCTTGCTGATTCAATAACACTCTTTCCAATAATGCCATCAAAAGACAATCCTAAAATGTGAATCATCTCTGTATCGTCAAAGGTTTCTTTACCTTGATCGATAGTATAGAACTTTTCATCTTTGTAGACCTTAACCTCAACGCGGTCAGGGTGTACAGGTATCAATTTAACAGGCTGGCCTGCTTCGTTTCTACGAATTGCTATAAAAGCATTACCATGCAAACAAAGATGCGCTTGACAAACTTCTCTAAAGTTAAAGTCCGTCATCATTCCGTTAGGGTGATGTATTAACTTGTTGATTGGGTGTGCTGATGCGCTGCGGGTGCTATCGCCAGCATCTTGCTTTACTTCCCAAGGAAGTGACGCAATGGTTTCAGAAATAACACGAACGGCACCAAATACGGCAGAGAGGCGCATAGCGCTATCTTCCGTGATTGCAATACCGGTTTTTGATGCCGACCCGTCAAACATCCAAGAAGCGGGATTCGCTAATGATGTTGAAGGGTTATTAGGCGAAGAGCGGAATGCTCCTAGGATTCGCCCAAATAAATTCTGATTCTCGGCCATAAAGTAGTGTGTACTTTGTAATTACATAACAAATATAAGTATCGCTAAGTGAAAATAAAAAAGCCCCCTCAAATCAATGAGGAGGCTGCACCGCAAACACACGTTTTTAAAGATAAACCAAAACCAAGAAATACTAGAACGGATGCGGTGAGTGCACAAAGCTATTAAATTTAATCCTATTATGAAGAGCTAAGACCGTAAATCTTACTCTTACATTTTCACGGACTATATCCTGGAGCACAGCTACTCCATTGCGTAAACTGACAATTTTATATTGCCATCCGAATCTTGTGGAGTACAAATAGTCTCCTACTACAAATTTTTTCATAATCAAAAGTTTTGTTGTTTCACTAATATATAAAAAAATTTTAATCATTACACCTGCCATAGGTATTTATCTATGCAAGTGCGGCGATAGACGCACGAGCATAAATAAATATAAGGTGAAATACATTTTGTTTTTTTCTTTTTTACCTATATATAGGAAGAAGAAAAAGAAAACTAACAAGTTTTCTGTTAGTAAGTAAAGCTTTATAAAAACCTTAAACCTTGAGATTCGTACGTACTTACCTTGCTCACATCAGAGTTTTCTACGGTCATCTTTTCACCTAGGGCCATAATCATTGCAACAATGCCGTCAATCTTATCTCCAGCTTTTGCTTTAGAGAATTTCACGTTTTCAGCATCATCTCTCTTGACCACTACATTCCCAACCATCCAGCGAAGCATCGAATGACCACCGTGGTGCAATAGCTTTTTCTTAATCAAGACCTCAGCGTTTTTGATTGGGCTTGTCATAGAAATAAAGCCTTGACCGAACGGGTCCATCTCTATACCTTCATCCATTAACTGCTGGACCAATGAATTAGAGTTCCACCGGTCAAAAGCTACACTTTGAATATCAAACAGTTCAGCAGCTTCAAATATCTTTCTTTTTATTGTTGCGTAATCGGTCGAATTTCCGTTTGTGACTATCAACTCACCCTTAGATACAAAGCTATCATAAGAGCCACCTGTTTGTTTCCTGCGGCGTTCTACAGCTGCTTCACTAACGAAAAGATAAGGAAGCACCTTAATACTTTCATCGTCCCAAGGGAATACAAGACAAAAAGAAGTGACATCCTCAACGGCCGCTAAATCTAAACCTCCATAACAAGGCCTTCCTTTTAACTCTTCTAAATCTATACTCCCGGAACTTTGCATCCATTCATCGTCTGGGATCCAGCCACTCAAACTATTGACCCATTGATTCAGATGCAATTGCCGAAATGCAATCTCCGTTGACGGCAAGCTCTTAGCTTCCTGGCTCATCTTTTTAAAATACTCAGGCTTAATGCTGATATCGTAATTAGGATTTGCTTTGCGCCAGGTTTCTTCTTCGTGTATATCGTCATCAAGAGATGCCTCGTATACTAAAGGTAAAAAGGTATGGTCTTCAATTATACCGCTGCGCACTTTCTTACTGTAATCATAAAGCTCATAGCACACACTATTTGGATCAAACATACCAGCAGTTGAAATGCCAAACATTAAAGGCTGCGACCTAGCACCCATTGAAGTTGCCATTACATCCCACAACTCACGAGACTTAGCAGTATGGACTTCATCATAAAGTACCGCACTTGCATTACTACCATGTAAAACTCCTGCATCTGCTGCTACAGCTTTAAGAAATGAATTGGTGCCGTTAAGCACAATTGAGTTGCGGTACACCTTACAGCCCTTTTCCAAAAGAGGCTGGTTGCGTATCATCTGCTTACACACATCAAAAATAGCATTTGCTTGGTCTCGAGAAGATGCACAAACGTATATCTCCGCCCCGGGTTCTTTCTCTACAAATAGTAAAGCCAAACCAATTGCAGCAAGCAAGTTGCTCTTTCCGTTTTTTCTAGGTATAAATACAAATGAGGTTCTGTATTGCCGAGTGCCGTCTTCATTGACCGTACCAAACAATTGACGTATGTATTCAATTTGCCATTCTTCTAATAAGAAAGGCTTGCTCGCTAAGTCGCCCTTAACGTGTGTGCATACCCTTTCTATAAATCTAATGACCCTATCTGCTTTGTTGCTGTCGTACATTATTCTCCTAATAAATCTTCTAAACTCTCTATCTTCTCTGGCGTTGACAGCTTTGCTCTTGCTGCAGCTGTTAAGCCAAACTCCGGCAACATCTTTTTTAATCTGTCCCAAGAGCCGTTCATCATTGCTAACTCTGGTCTTGGTCTGTGCATCTCATCACCTTGCGGTGTTGTAGTAGCATAAGTAGGGCCAAGCCTTTTAATCACTGCACGCGCTGCACAATAATCTTCCCAAGCGTCCGACATCATTTGTAATGCAATAGCATCAAGCTCGGCAACTACACCTAAATCATCGAGGTGCTTGACCAGCCAATCAAATGTTTCTTCTGCGCTTTGATAAGTAGGCAACTCAGGCCGACCTTGCACTTCAAAGCGTTCTTCGTGTCTGTCTTTTCTAAATGTATCTGAAGCCTTTAGCATCGCCGTGGGCTTTGGTTTTCTTCCTGGCATTATGTTTGTTTTTTATCCTTTTTAAGTTGTTGAGTATCAGTCACTTTTTATCTTTCAAAATTGACGCCGTGTGAAAAAAGT